TTTTATTAAAAAAAAAATATAAAAATTATGAGTTGTTTACTTACTTCGGGCAGATTAGAGCCTTGTAAAAATGCAGTTGGTGGACTGAAAGCAGTTTATTTTATCGATTATGGAACTTTGGGCGATGTGTCTTTTGTTTCATCAACTTCGGCAGAAATAGATACTTTAACGGGAAGTCCAACAGCTTACAAATATGATTTAAAAGGAACTTCATCTTTTGAGCAAACTATTACAAGTTCAAGAGAAAATGGAACTACTTTTTATGATCAAACACTTAACCTAACTTTCAAAAAATTAGACAAAGATACTAACGATGAAATTGCACTAATTGCTGTTGCAAGACCTCACGTTATTGTAGAGGATAATAATGGGAATTTATTTTTAAGTGGACTAGAACACGGATCAGATGTAAATGGTGGGACTATCGTTACGGGTGCAGCAATGGGTGATCTCTCGGGATATACACTTACACTAAATGCACAAGAGACAAAACCTGCAAATTTCTTATCGCAAGATTTAGCATCAACGGGAATATCTGTTAGTGCTCAACAAATCAATCCATAAAATACGATTTGAATTAGTTAATAATTGGGGTGGCTTTAATTAGTCACCCTTTTTTTGTTACTTTTTGCAAATATTACTAAATTGTTCGTTAATATAATATGATAGTAATTAATGCAAACGACGCAACACCTACAATAACTATATTACCAAATATTAATGTTTCTGCTTTTGTAGACGGAATAAGTGGATATTTTTTGGAATTTATAGATGATGAAACCCAAGATATTTTTACTTTTGGTAGTGGGCAGGTTTTTGAAATTGAAGCAGATTTTTTTCAAATAGACATAAATAATAGCAATGGAGATTTAAAAGCCGAAAAATATTATACTATGCGAATGATTAATAGCACCACTAATTTGGTTGTTTACAGAGATAAAGCATTTGTAACAACTCAAACACAAGGGATTAAATACAACAATAACGAAAATCAATATGTATCTGCTGATAGTGGTAATAACGATTATATTTTATTATGAAGAAAAAATCAAAAAGCGCTATTAATATAGTGCAATTAAACAACTATAACTCGCCTAATATAAAGGTTAATAAATCTAAAGATTGGGTAACATTTGGAGATAAAAATTCTTATTTTCAATATTTAATAGATCGGTATAGTGGTAGTGCGACAAATAATGCTATTGTAAATGGTATTAGTCAAATGATTTATGGAAAGGGTATTGATGCAACAGACAACAGCATATTTCCAAATGAGTATGCACAAGCAGTTACTTTATTGAATAAAAAATGCGTTCGTAAATTAGCTTATGATCTAAAACTAATGGGTCAATGCGCTATCCAAATTATTTACTCTAAAGACAAAAAATCAATCGCACAGATAGAACATATGCCAATTGAAACTTTGGCTATGGAAAAATGTGATGAGGACGGAGAAATTAAAGGTTTTTATTATTCTGCTGATTGGGAAAAAATGAAGCCAAACGAAGTGCCGATTAGAATACCTGCATTTGGAACAAGTAAAGAAAATATAGAAATTTTATATGTTAGACCTTACGTTGCAGGACATTATTACTTTAGTCCCGTAGATTATCAAGGTGGATTACAATACGCAGAATTAGAAGAAGAAATTGCGAATTATCATTTAAACAATATTTTAAATGGTTTAGCACCGAGTATGCTGATCAACTTTAACAACGGAGTTCCAAATGAGGAAGAAAGATCGTTAATTGAGAAAAGAATACTTGACAAATATAGTGGAAGTTCTAACGCAGGTCGTTTCATTTTAAGTTTTAACGAAAATGCTGATACAGAAAGTAGTATTGAAGCAATACAATTAAGTGATGCTCATAACCAATACCAATTTTTATCAGACGAAAGTATGCGTAAAATAATGGTGGCACACCGAGTTATTAGTCCAATGTTATTAGGAATTAAAGATAATAGTGGATTGGGTAATAATGCTGATGAACTTAAAACAGCATCAACACTTATGGATAATACTGTAATACGTCCGTTCCAAGAGCTTTTATTAGATGCTTTCAACGAAATACTTGCCTACAACGGAATAAGCCTTAATTTATACTTTAAAACGCTTCAACCACTCGAATTTACAGACATTGATGAAACATTAATAGATGAAGAAACAAAAGAGGAAGAAACGGGTGTAAAAATGGCATCGCATTTAGATGATCAAGTTGCAAACGATATTTTATTGCACATAGATAATGATCACATAACAAATGAATGGGAGGAGGTTGCAGTAAGAGAAGTAAATCAAGATATAGAAGATAATGAATTATGGGCAAGTACCTTAATAGAGGAAAATAAATCAATAGCAAAAAAATTCGCTGATGCAGTTACTTCCAAACCTAATGGTTTTAGTTATTTGGATAAATCATTTTATAAAATAAGATATCGATACGCAGAAAAATATTCAAGTGATAACACCCGATCTTTTTGTAAAATTATGATGCAAAGAAGAAATAAAGGAAATGTTTATAGATTAGAGGATATTGATAAAGCAAGTCGTGATGGTGTGAACAGCCAATTTGGACACAGACCAAAAGGTGCAGATAAACCAAAACCTTATGATTTATTTAAGTTCAAAGGTGGAGTTAATTGTGGGCATTATTGGGAACAAGTATTGTATCGCTTAAAAGACAAAACTAAAAAATCGGACAAATTATACGATTATGATCAAGTAAAAAATATTCCAAAATCATATGTACCAAGTCCAAGAGGAACAAAAGAAAGTATTACTGCACCAAAGGATATGAAAGACGGAGGAGCTTACCCAAACTAAAAATTTATGGCAACAGCACTATTTATAACAACAAACGATTTAAAACGCAACACGATAGTAGACGGGAACGTGGATATCGACAAGTTTATTCAATTTATTAAAATTGCGCAGGAAATACATATCCAAAACTATTTAGGTGGCGCATTATACAATAAAATATCTGATGAAATAATCGCAGGAACTTTGTCAGACCCATATCTTGGATTAGTACAAGACTATATTAAGGAAATGCTAATACATTTTGCAATGGTAGACTATTTGCCATTTTCGGCATATCAAGTTTCTAATGGTGGGGTTTATAAGCACACCTCTGAAAATAGTGCTAATGCAACTAAAAATGAGATTGATTATTTGGTAGACAAACATAGGGATTTCGCACAATTTTATACCCGAAGATTTTTGGATTATATGTGCTTTAACAACAATCTATTTCCCGAATATACTGCTAACCAAAATGGCGAAATGTACCCCGATAATGATGCAAATTTTGTTGGTTGGGTATTATGATCAGAAAAAGCAAGCCGAAACTTAAAAACGTTGAGTTGTTATTAAAGTTTTTAGACAAAAAGTTAAATAAGGAAAAGAGCCAAACAAATTATGAGTGTAAAAAACGAAGCTAAAATATATTCTATACCGAGTGGTCAAGTTGAGCCAAAATTAAACTTATGTAATAGTTTTGGTGGTAAAGGGTTTTCTGTTGGTCAATTACCTACTGAGGTTAATGTGGCAGGAAGTGCTAATCCCGGTTATACAAACGGAATAAGGCACGCACGTTGGTATACAGATGCACCAATGAATAGTTTTTCTCGTCAAGGAGTTTGGTCAAGGCAAGGTAATGGTGTTGGTTGTAATGATAAAAGTAGACCAATCATTGATTTTTCTAATTTTGACGACAATTCTTGTCCGTCTTTTTCAATGATACCACACACTCAACAATATCTTAAATCTACCGAAAACCTTTTAGACACTAATAATTGGTCAATAGCAGGTTTACAACAAGTAAATTCTGTAACCAATGACATTGATCCTTATAACGAAACTTTTTTTAGATATACAAAAACGGGCGTCCAATATAATCCAACTCCATTAAATGGGTCTTTGTATCAACCAATAGGTTATAACAATAATGCTTCTTTTATACTTTTAAACGAATTATCGGCAAGTGTATTTCTTAAAAGAGGATCATTAAATACTCAAGTAGGAATACAATTACAAACTAATAGTTTTACTTCGGATCATAACAACTATGCGATTTTTAATTTTGAAACAGAACAAATAACCTCTTTAATTTCCCCTACTGATGTGCAACAAGGTTGGATAGATGAATTTAACGTAGAAAAATACAACAATGGGTGGTATAGAATACAGATGAGAGTGAGTTATAGTCTTTTACAAAAAAAAGGCAGATATTTTGCGTTATTTCCTATTAAAACGGGAATAACCCCTGCACAATGGAAATTTAGACAAGATTTAGGCGACTATCAAAGTTATTTGTCAGATGTAGGACAATATTTTGATGTTTCTAAACCTAATGTAACCACAAGAGGAAAAAAAGTAACAGCGCCACCCGAAAGTTCTTTGAATTGGGCAAGTTCAAGTGGTATACAACCTTATATTAGAAACACAAGTGTTAGTAATGTAATTTTCCAAACCGAAACACGATTTAGACAAGTGATCGGACCACTTACACAACCTGCAGGAGTAAATTATTCTTATTATTTTGACATTTGGGTCTCGGACGATACACCAAAAATATTTGCTCAATTTTACAACGACAATGTAATTGCAAACCCATTTTTTATAGCTAATACTATAAATGAAAATATTTACCTTAAATCGCCAAAAGGAAAATTAAGTGTTTGGGTAAATGGTCAAACACCAACCGAACAAGGTATGGTAGATTTGCCATATGGTAGAAACCAAGTAGTTTTTCAAGATAATGGAATTTGGATTAATGGTGTTCAGTATGATACTGATAGGTCTTTTCAAACGGGAACAACCTATTTTAAAACTGATAAAATTTATGGAACTTATTTTGATATGAGAGCCGAAACAAGATATTGGATAAAAGCATTTGGTGTTTGGGAAAGAAATTTAACTAATCTTGAAATTTTAAGTTTATGA